ACTACATATGGCTGACAACTTAGAAACATCCTTTAATTTTGGGATTCAGGATACAATGGATATGGGACTTGGAAGTGCTGAATTGTTAAATGATTTAGTGGCTCCAGAAACCTCTTCTGCAAATCCGGATGATATTAAAGAAATTAAAGAGGATGTAAAACAACCAACACCTTCTAAAGAAAAGAAGGAACCCACTAAGGAAGAAGAAAAGAAATATGATGAAGCTCCTAAAAAAACATTACAAAGTTTTCTATATGGAGATGAGGAAAAAGAAGATGAAGAGATTGAAGAACCTACAAAAACACCTATAGAGCAAACAAATGAAGAAGATCCTAAAGAGTCTACATTTTCTGCTCTAGCTAAAGACTTAATTAAACTAGGTGTATTTTCAACAGATGAAGAAGAGGAAGAACCACCAATATCTTCTCCAGAAGAATTCTTAGAGAGATTTAAAAAAGAAAAACAAAAAGGTGCTATAGAAGTAGTAAATAATTTTATAGGACAATTTGGAGAAGAATATCAACAAGCTTTTGATGCCATATATGTTAAAGGAGTAAATCCAAAAGAATATTTCACTACATATAACAACATTTCTTCTTTTGCTGAAATGGATTTGACAAAAGAATCTAATCAGGAAACAGTGTTAAGAACAGCATTAGCTGATCAAGGATTTGAACCAGAAGATATAAATTCTGAAATAGAAAGACTTAAAAATTATGGTGATTTAGAGTCAGTGGCTCAAAAACATCATAAGGTGTTAATAAAAAAAGAGTCAGCCAAACTTCAAGAACTAGAAAAACAAAATGAAGCAAAGCTTCAACAACAACAAGCATACAAGAACCAATATATACAAAATGTACAAGCAGTTCTTCAAGAAAAATTAAAAGCAAAAGAATTTGATGGGATTCCATTAAATCCAAAACTTGCTAATGAACTACAAGATTTTCTCACTACAGATAAATACAAAACACCTTCTGGAGAAACTCTTACAGATTTTGATAGGACAATTTTAGATTTAAAACGTCCTGAGAATCATGCTACAAAAGTTAAAGTGGCTCTATTGTTAAAAATCTTAGAAAAAGATCCAACACTATCTACAATACAAAAGACTGGAATAACAAAAAAAACAGATACACTTTTTCAAGAAATACATAAACAAAAGCAACAACAAAAAATACAAACAACTACTAAACCAGTTTCTTGGTTTCAATAGGAATTATTTAATAAATTAAAAAAGATAAAATAAAATGGCAATCCAAACAATTCCCGGTTTAACTGGGTTTACCTATGCGAGAGTAGCATCTATGGACAAACGTGCTGTAGGTAAATTGACTGATTCTAATCACTTAGAGTCTTTCCACTCTACAGAACCTGCTGACTATGATAAAAAAATCATTAGTTTATATACACAAAGCTCATTGTATTCCAATGACTTTTTGGATATGATAAATAAGTCAACACCTTATTACATTGATAATAATAGTGATGCTTGGAAATGGGACATTGCAGTTCCTTACAAATTCCCAAAAATCATTGACATTCCTTCAACAACAGCATCTCTTTCTAAGCCTGGTATTGATGGTCAAGAGTTCTCTCTTGTTCTTGATACAAATGAGTTTTCTAAGAATGCAATTGTTTCTGTAGGTTCTCGTCAATATGGTCCTAGGTTCTATGTAACAAAAGATCCTCTTCCTTGGAATGCTGGTTATTTATATAACTTCACATTAGTAACAGATAATCCTACAGTGGATTTTGTTACTCCTACATTCCTTCAATATGGTATTGAACTAGAATTAGTAGATGCTGCTATTGGTGAATTTGATCAAGATTTGTTAGGCTTACCTCGTCTTGGCGAAAAGATTACAATGTTTGAATCTTTAGGCTCTGCTTATGGATATGAACATAAAATCACTGAATGGGCTGATGATAAAATGATGAGAGATGCTTCTGGAAATCCTTTGGATATTCTAGTGTATGCCCCTCAACGTAGAAATCAACTTCCTCTTACTCGTAATGATGTTAAGTGGGAACCATTTATTGAGTTCTGGATGAGAAAATCAATGTTAGAATTGAAAGTTAAACGTATGATTTGGTCTAAACCAGGTACTGTTAAAACTAATGGTTCTAAACAAGAATTGAAAAGAACATCTGCTGGTGTTTATCATAGGATGAGAAACAATGGTAACTTAGTACAATACAATCGTGGTGAGTTTTCTGCAAACTTAATCCGTAGTGTATTTGGTGATTTGTTCTACAGACGTGTGGATGTTAAAGACAGAAAGGTGAAAATGTATACCAATGAAGCTGGCTTTGATGTGTTCCAACAAGCTCTTAAAACAGATGCTCTTAATTCTGGTTTAACTTTCATGGCTGATTCTGGTAACAGATATATGCAAGGTGAAGGTCAACATATTACATACAACTTTGCTTTTGATAGCATGATTACTCGTGAAACAGGTAAAGTTGAATTGATTCACTTGAAAGAACTTGATCTTCCACAATCTAATTTGGAATTTGGTCAAAACAAGAAATCTACACCAGTGTTCATGGTATTTGATGTATCTCCAATGAGTGATGGCTCTATGGTGAATAACATAAGAGAAGTGAGAATGAAGGGTGCTCCTTCAATGACTTGGGGATATATTGATGGTACTCGTCACCACTTAGGATTTGCAAAATCTCAAGGTATGAGTTCAGCAAACAAATTCCCTGGTTATGAAATCTGGATGAAAGACCGTTGTGATGTATTTATAGAAGATTTATCTCGCACTGTACTTATAGAGGAAATACCAAACTTCTAAGAACCTAAATAATCCCACCTAAAATATGTTCTCTCCCTGCTTCAATCAGGGAGAGCATATTTTAACAATAAAGAGAAGATATACCTAGTAAAGTATGATCAAGCTATTCGATTAGCATTCTCTGCAAACAAACCTTCAAATTTAAACTACATACTGTATGGCAAAAGTTGGAAAAATATCCACCATTAAAAAAGAGTATTCAAACTCTCAGATTCAAACAATGCAAGGAGGACTTGCATCAAAAGGCTTAACAAGAATTCCTGGTACAGGAGTTTTTAAATATCCTTATAAAGAAATTGATGGTCAATATAGAACAGGACTTGATGAAAATGCCTCTTACATCAGAAGAATACAAGACCCTGTAGAAAGGGAAATGGAACAAGAAAGAGTAAGAGACCTAAAGAAAAAATTAGAAAAAGCATTAGGCGATGTTGATTTATCTCCTCGTTCAAAATTCTGGAACTATGCGCTATCAACTTCTACAGATGATACAATGCATGTTCAACCAGTGAAGCTCTTAGATGGTGATAACTTTTTTGACTTATCTATACCTTTCCAAGAACTTGCTTTTGCTTGGCTAAGAGTACATCCAACAATAGCTTCTTCCTATCAAGCATGGGAAAGAGGTGAATATCCAGCAGAAACACAATTTTATGTTGCTGATGATGATATTGAGAATAAAGTGGTGTTCAAAAAGAAACAATTGATAAATAAAGCAATTGTGAAGTTTGATTCAATGACTCCTGAAAAGAAAAGAAAAGTTGCAAGGTTAATAGGATTGCCAGTAACAGATGATACAGTGGAAGAAGCTGTTTATGTTCAAGTGGATAATGTCTTGAAACAAACAGAATTCAAAGCTGGTAAATACCAAGGACTTTCTCCTATAGAAGTGTTTAACAGATTTGCAGACATGAAAGAAGATCTTTTACATATCAAAGATGTAGTGAAACAAGCTATTTCTCATTCAATATACAGAATGCACGCAAATGGTAAAATATATGAAGGAGAATACGAAGTAGCAAAAGATGAAGACGCATTAGTTAAATTCTTGGCTGATGAAGATAATCAAGAAGAACTAATTGTTCTTGAACAAAAGTTAAAAGCAAAAAAATTAATAGCTAAATGATACCCGTAGATAGTTTATTATATAAGATAGATCAAAAGCTAAATAAACTATCTACAAATGAACATCAACAGATTCAACTTGAAGATAAGATATTAGCTCTTAATGAGGCACAAATAAAACTTATTAAAATTAAGTTTGATGGTCAAAATAGTTCATTAGGCTTAGGATTGGATGGTGATAAAAAAAGATATGAAGATCTACAGAAGTTAATAGAAAACTATTCAGATCATGAATTAGATTTAACAGAAGTAGATAAGAAATTAAATCAATGGTCGGCAGATCTTACTTCTCTAACACCAGCTTATATGTTTTATGTAGATTGCTACATAACAGCAGATAAGGGAAAATGTAAAGACAGAATAATCTATTTGAACAGAGATTTAACAAAACATGCTGATTTATCAGTGTTATTGAACAATTCAAATTACAAGCCTTCTTTTGAATATCAAGAGACATTTAATTATATAGCCAGTGATTCCATCTCAATATTTACAGATGGAACCTTCACTCCAAAAAAATTATATATTTCTTATATGCGTTATCCTAAATGGATAGATAAAGAAGGATATGTAAAACTAGATGGTTCAGATTCAATTACACAAAATTGCGAATTAAAATCTTATTTAGAGGATGAATTGGTAGATTTAGCTGTCCAGAACTTAGCAATGTATACAGAGAATATTTCTGCAACACAATTAGCAGAGTATAGAATAAAAACAAACGAATAATTTAAAACAATTAAAAATAAAATAAAATGTCTGATTTTTCATTAACCACCCTCTTTGTGGTTCCTGCATCACAAACAACTCTTCCTTCTACAGGAGGTACACAAAACCTTACTCCTGGTCAAGTGGGCTTTTTTGATAACACATACACTGTACAAACTTCTGGTAGTACACTAGCTGCTGCTCCTTATTTCTACATTGCTCAAGGTAGGACAAACAACTATCTACAAGGTAGTAAAAGGTCTGATAAGATTAATAGCTCCGCAGTTTCAGAATTGTACAAAGTAACTGGTTCAGCTACAGCAGCTACACAAACTACTGTTGTATCTAACTTCAATGTTAAAGGTGGTGATGTTGTCACTCTAACTATTAGAGCACATTCTAGTTATCTTGATACATTATATCTCAATGGTTTTACTAGGAGTGTAACTGTTCAAGCTCCTTGTTTAGCTTGTGGTGCTGATCCTTGTGGTAGTGTTGATGTTCCAACATTGATTGATTCATTGATATTCAAATTAACACAACAAGCTCCTGGTATCAACCCAGATAACATTACACTAAATCAATTGTTCCAATTTGATATAGCAGGTAGTGGTAGTTCTTCTACACTTGTTATTACAGGTAAGCCTTTGACAGCCTATGGACAACCATGTGATATTGCCGCTTTCCCTTTTGAATATGACAGAATGTATTTCCGTGTATTTGTTTATACTGGACCTGCTACCACTGCTGACTTTATTGTTGCAGATGCTTGTAACATCATTGCTACAGAAACTGTAACACAAAGAGCTTCTTATCCTCAAGGTAGTTCTGCTGAAATTGCTCAATTAGAAAAGAATTTCTACAGTTATCAAGCTGGGTATCTAAAACATCTATATAGGATGAATGGATACAATGAAAACTTTGAATCTTGGGTGACTTCAGGAACTGTTTATGATACATATTACATCAAATTTAATAATGTAGATAAATCTGCATACGAATGGGGTGCTTATGTTCATCAAGATTCAATGGTGATATTAGCTGTTCCACAATCTTCAGATTTCCAAGCTGTTTCTGGTACTGCTACTACTAGTTCTACAACTCTTACTGTTGTAAGTGCTACTGGTATAACAACAGGACAATCAATTGCAGGACCTGGTATTCCAGCAGGAACTACAATTACAGGTGTATCTGGTACAACATTAACACTTTCTCAAAGTGCTTCTGTTCCAGCAAGCTCTGTACTTACTATTACTTCTGGTATCTCTGGTACAATTCATACACTTCTTTCTTTAGCTTTAGGACCAATCACTGATGATAGTGCTCCTAATAACTCTACTACTTCTACAACCACTATAGCTCAACCTACCACTACAACAACACTTAATCCAGTACCTTAATAGATACATTTAATTTTTAAACCTATACCAGAGGGAGAGAGGATTCTCAATTCCTCTGGTATTTTTATTTTAATCAAATGACAACAATACCAGGTTTAACTTTAGATATACTAGTACTTCCTACATATAATAAATTAACATTAGGAATTGCAGATGCTTCCACCTATCCAACATCTCCAGCAGTACAATCTCCTACATTAGTGGTGGGTGTACCAGGATTTGAAGATGTATCCATACCATTTAATATTAATGATTTTAACATCATTAATTCTGCTACATTAGGACTTTCAGAAGTAGGAGGAGAATTAGTACCACTTCCAGATGGTGTTTATACATTAAATTATTCTGTCACTCCTGCATATTCAAATTATGTAAATAAAACCATCATTAGAGTGGAACAATTACAAGAAAGATTTGATAATGCTTTTATGCAATTAGATATGATGGAATGTGACATGGCAATTAAAAAACAAGATAAAGTTGACCTTTCTTCGATATATTTTTTAATTCAAGGATCTATAGCAGCAGCAAATAATTGTGCTGTAGATACATCAAATAAATTATACAATCAAGCTAGTAAAATGCTTAATAATTTTATGAAGAATGGTTGTAGATGTTCAGGAAATAATTATATTATAAACTTTAAATAAAATTATCATGTCAATTTGTCGTCAGTGTAAGAGGGATGTAGGATGTGCCTGTCAATTAATAAATGGACTTTGTAAAGCATGTTATTACACCTCACAACAAACTTCTAAAATATATAAAAATGTTATCTCCAAGACTTACAGATTGTTTAGATTGTAATAAAATACCAAATTTATTAAATGATATTGACTGTAGGCTTAAAGAATTAGCTAACAAACAATACAACAATATTGTATTTGCTTTAAATTATAAAATAGATGGTGATGTAATGTATGATTTGTTGAATTACAAAAGAATATTAAGATATAAATTTTGTAATCCTGATTATGCACAAAAATATTCTATAGATAATATAGCAAGTAGAGTGAGAGTATTATTACACAAATAAAATATTAAAATGAATAATTGTTCAAATTGTTATAATAATTGTGCTTCTGTAATTTCAGATAAGTGCATTAGATATACAGGTGTAGATGTTCCCATTTTGGGAATTCAGAATGGTGATAGTTTGTCTTATATAGAACAAGCTTTAGCTACATATTTAGTGTCTGCTTTAGATGCCTCTGGAATTCATTTAGATGGCTTACAATCTAGTTTATGCCCTATTATACAGGAATGTCTTCCTACTACATCTGTAGAGCTAGGATTGACAGCTTTAGACCTTTTTACAGCATTGGTAGGAGCTACATGTAAACTTTCTGAGGAAGTGATGTGTTTACAAAAAAAATCATTAGCTTATAGTTATGAATTAGGATGTTTGACAATAGATCAACAATCTTCCACAGAACAAGTGTTACAAGCAGTGATTAATTTGTTATGTACAGTGAATGCTTCTTTAACAGCTCTTTCTCTTGATGTATCAACTAATTATGTTCCTCTTTCTCAATTAGATGCTTTAATAGCAGCATATTTAGCTTCTCAAAGCACATCTACATTGTTATGTAATAAAATGACTCCTTATGTCATTTATCCTTTCTACCCACCTTCTTCAGAATTAAGTTATTTCAACAATGGAGCAGGAACAGGAAAATATTTGAATATCTACATCTGTAATGGATTGAATGGTACTCCAGACTTAAGAGGTGTTACATTAGTAGGAGATACAACAGCTTATGCAGGAGCTTCTTATAATTCTGCTGTAAATCCAGGAATTAGTGGTAATCCAACATATAGTGCAGGAACATTCTCTATTGTAGGAAATAACACAATTACACTTTCTACTTCTCAAATACCTAGAACATCACATACTCATGGTGTTGTAGATAATGGTCACTCACATGTAGTACATTTCTATAATGCTGCTGGTGGTGGATCTGGTGGTGCTGCTGGTCTTACTGCTGATTTTAATACTACATACACTACTGATTCAGCTTATACAGGAATTGCTTTAAATTCTACTAATTTATATGGTAATAGTGATGGAACAACTGCTTCACATAGTAATATTCAACCTTCTGTAGCTGTTTACTATATCATGTATAGACCTTAAAATTTAATATTATGTGTCTTCCAGGAATGCCTTGTTATCAAAATACACCCTATATCACTCCTAAATGTGGTAATCCTTCTTCTTTTAAAGGCTATCCTATAAATTCCAACCTTTTATGTTATGCTGGACCAATTCTTACAAATTCCAGTATAAACCCAGGAGATTCAATATCACTATCTCTACAGAAAATAGATAACCAACTATCTCCTAACAATATAGCAGAAGATTTCTTTGCTGCTATAAACAATTCACCATCTTTAAAAAACATATTTGGTAATTTAGTAAATAGTGTAATCACTACAACTACTACCACAACTTCACATTAAAAATTTCTCTTTGTTGGTTTTGAGAAAATTTCTTCGCCTTCTATATCTATAGAGGGCGTTTTAATTATATGTATTATATATAATAACTTAAATAGTAAAAAATAATTTGGTGATGTTAATAATATAATTTACTTTTGATTAATTTTTAATCAAAAATTTTAATATGCAAAATGATTCACTGTTAGAAGAATTACAATCGTTGTTAAAACACAAAAAATCAAAACAGTATTATGCAGAAAAATTAAACATTACAGTAGAAGAAGTAGAAGAATTATTTAAAGAGTTAAAGAAACCAAAAATTGAAGCTACAACTAATTATTATCAGACAGATTTAGAACAACCTCCTCTTCCTCCTTACACAGTTACATATACAAGTGTTCCTAAATATAATGTAGTAGAAACAGAAACAGACCACCAAACAGGGAATAAAAAAATTACATTAGAATCAGAAAAACCTCTTTCTCCAAAAGAAATAGAAGAATTAGTACAAGTAGATAACATTACAACATTTGTTGATAGGAGTTGGTTAAAGAGTCATAAGAACGGAACATGGACATATAGTGTTCTTACAGTGTCAAGACACAAACAATTTACAGAAGGGCAATTTTTAGAAAAATTAAAAGGAATTACTTTTCCATCTTTAAAGATAGATTTAATTCCTGTATTAGAAGATATTAAAGAAGAAGTAGATATAGAAATCTCTATAGCAGATTTTCATCTAGATAGATTAACTCTTACAGAAGATAAAATAGAGGATAGAGCTAAAGAATATATAAATACAGTGATAAAACTTCTCACTACTGTAGATCATGCATATAAGATAAATAAAGTGGTGTTTACAATAGGTAATGATTTTTTAAATTCAGATAACTATCAAGGTACAACAACAAATCTCACACCGCAG